TTCCATTTGCAATGTTAATTGTGCAATAGCATTTTTAAGAATATTTGCATCACTTGCTTCTTGTAACAACGAATTTCCAAATATTTTAGAAGCATTAGTAGCAGCAATATTTTCAGCTGTTAATAATCCTGTAACACTGGCTAAATTTTTAGTACCCATACTTAAGTTTCTAAGTATGGATACGCCTTTAAATATATAACCAAATAAGTTTCCGAATACACCTGCAAGCATTAATATAGGACCTGCCACAGAAACAAAACCAAGAATAACACCTAGAATTGATTTTAATGGTCCCAACTTACTTGCCATATTAACAACTGAATCGCCAAATTCTAAAAGCTTAGTAATGATTTTAGTAAATTCTTCTCCGATAGGAATAAGATCTGCTTTAAGTGTTTCTAAAGTTCTCTTAAATTTTCCAGTTGTGGATTCTGTTTGAACTTTTAATTCTGCCTGAGCCATTTTAGAAAGTTGTTGATCTGAAGCATTCATTAAACTAAATACAGTTTGAGCCTGACTTCCTACTCTATTTAAATTATCAACAAGTGCTTGAACTCTGGAAAATTGAAACTTTCCAAATAACTTTTCAATTAATTGTGCTTGAGTAAGTTTATCTAAGTTTTTTAATTCTGCAGATAATTCTTTTATCATCAAAACAGGATTGCCATTTGTTTGTTTGGATAAAGCAGCTAAATCTATACCAAAATGTCTAAATGTTTTTTGTGCATCTCTAGAAGGATTAATAAGGGAAGCCATTGCTGATTTAATAGCGTTTGCAGATTGTGCTGCTGGGACTCCCGCTTCTTTCATAGCAACCATCATTGCTGCAGTATCTTTAAAAGATCCACCCAATTGTGCAACAATAGGACCAACTCTTGGAATAGCATCTACTAAATCTTGAAGGCTAGTAGAAGTTTGGTTTTCAACTGCGTTAAGAAAGTTAACAGCATTTGCTAATTGTGTAGTATTTAATTTATAAACATTTTGCAATGATATTGTGGCTTGCATTGCTTGTTGTCTATCTACTTCACCCAATTTTGCTAAACGTATAGATTCTCTAGTGGCATTAACTAAATCTAATCCTGTCTTACCAGTTGCTGCAAGATCTGCTGCCATTCCCGCAGTCTCTTGAATAGGAACGCCCCACGCTTGTGCTAATTCTTTTGCAAGAACTGAAACATCTTTTCTAATTGCTATAAGAGCTTGTTGTGTTGGTTGAGCAAGACCCGTTCCATAAACCTTTTGCATTCTTGTAAGTTCTTGATCCATCTGTTGAAAAATTCTTGCAGTAGTTGAACCAAACATTGTCATTGGAACTGTTAAACCTACAGTAAGCTGACGGCCTGCCCACTGAGTATTTTTACCCCAGTTAATTAAAGATGTTGCTCCTCTATCAAGAGCTAAATTATAAAGTCTTTGTTGATTTGTTGCAATTTGAATAGCATTAGAAGTTTCATTTATATTCTTAGGAGTAAATACAGTTGCCATTCCACCTTTAAGTGGATCTCTAACAATAAGAGAATTTTGTAATTTAGTCTGTTCAATTGCAAGAGCTCTTAATTGAGATTGAGCTTGTTTAGAACCTTGAGAAATTATAGAATAATATTCTTTAAGTTTTAATTTTCCAGCATCTAATGCTTTTCCAAACTTCTCTGTTTCTGTTTGTAATGCAATTGTTTTTGCTGTAAATTGACCTGAAGATAAAATGGCATTATTTAATTCGCCAGTCATATTCTTAATAGAACTTAATTGTTGACTGGTAAGCCCAATTGAACCTATATTTTTATTTAATGCAGCAACTTGAGCTTTAAGTATATTTATTTCTTTAGTTAAACTAGAGAAATTACCTAAAGCAACTACATTAAGTTCAATACGACTCAATTTTTATCACTCCAACGACAAGAAGCCAAGACCTTCGCCAGCGCCAAAGCCTTCCTTTTCAGCTGTAAAACGACTGTTAAGATCTGAAACATCTTGTGTTTCTGTTGTGGTTAGATCTACGCCATTTAAAGCTGCCAAGAATTCCCGCTCCCGTTCTTCTTTTTTTCTTATTGCATCAAGAGTTGCTTGCAACTCTTCGAGGGACAAATTATCTTCAAGTTCCTGAAAATTTTTCCAATGACCTAATAGAAAAACTTCAGCTTCCAAGGAGGCTAAATCTAGTTCGTCCCAACTAGACTTGCCCCCAGAAGATTTGGGTCGTTAAGTTTTAATCCACCTGCGACTTCCAAAATCTTCATCATGGTAGGAACTTCAATAATGTCCTCAAACTTTTCTTTATCTTCTGCAAGTTCTGGCTTTAATGTCTTTAAACAAACCATGGTTGCTTCAATAAAAATTTCCATGGCTGCATCTTCAGATTCAAGATCGGGGTCATCCATTTTTTTGATAACCTTCATAAATTCTTTTAAACGATTAATTGGGAGCGGTCTAATTACTAATCTTTCTCCATTTGATAATTCAATTTCTTCAATATTGTAAACTGTTGTTGCCAAGATTCCTCCTGTTTGTCATATAAAATTATACCAATTTTTATGGTAAATACATAAAATAGTTAAGCCTCCCATAGGAGGCTTAACCGTCAATATTAAATTTTTAAATTAGTTTGATCCCCAAATTCGATCAATAACAACACCATATTCTGCACCTGCATATGAATCATCAGGCAAGCATCGGAATGTTACTGGAAAAACTGTTGCTGAATCACGCTTAAGTCCGTGTGCTGTAGTGTCAATGCTGACAACACGACGGGCAATATAAACACGCTCTTTCTCACGAAGATTAGATGTATTTCCTGTAATTGTAGAACCAGCTGCTGTTACGGAACGACCTTGTTGATAAGGAGCATTTCCTACTGCAGCAAAAGATCTTTCAACTGGAGCATCTCCCAAAGCACCTGCAGCCATATTTAATGTAGCACCTTGCTCACCAGAAACTGGTGTAGTTTGTGCTAATGCAGTTGTTGTACTTCCATCAGCACTATAATAGGTATCCATTTGACCCCATGAAAGTTGAAGATTTTCCAATGTACCTTCTGTAAGTTCTGTAGAAAGAACAACTCTCAAAGATTGCTTGAATAAACGAGCAGCATCAAGAAGTTGATCAACCATAACCTCACCATAATTTGGTTCATAAGAAATGTTAAGACCATTATTGGTATAACCTACTTCTCTCCATGCAGTGCTTGAAGAAAGCTTTTCTCTGGCACTGTCTCCAGTAGCTCCTCCAAAAAGAGTGTTAAGGCTTGCAGATGACGTAGAAGGACGTGATGATCCAGATCCATTACTGATATAAAGATCAGCAGCACCAACAAGAATATTTTTTACGTTTGTAGCCATGTATTAATTTTTCACCTACCTTTACTTTTATAAAGTTGGCATATTTACTTCCTCAAGTTAATATTATCATTAAAATAAAATAAAACAAAGATTTATAAGAATTTACCCGTAGTAGTATTGATATTTCTACTATAGGCATACATTACTGCTATTTCTCCTACCATGAATCCACCTTCGGTTTCAAATGGTTGTACTGAATCAGCATAATCAACCATAAAATAATGATAGTTAAAATTGCTTTCTTCATCTCTAAATAGATTCATATCTTTTGCTGATTTATCATATCTTCGAAATACATCTATTAATAGATTTGATATAGCATTAATTTGTAAAGCATTTGTAGAAACAATACTAAATGTTACTACTTCTTCTGAAATCCACCAGTTTTGTTGATATGGTCTTGATGTTATATCATATGTAATATATGGCATTCCAGGAAGTAAGTTGTTAAATTCTGGTATTTGTTGAGATGGAATAATTGGAATTAATGGTTTAGTAAATCCATCAGCATAATAATTTTGTTCATCAAATAAACCCGCATCTTGTAATTCTTGCCATACAAGACTTCTAATTTCATAAAAAGCACTCTTGTTATAATCAACCATTAGATTACACTTATTCCTTCTGAATATCTTTCTGCTATTTCTTTAATTGCTTGTCTTGCTTGAACAGGACCAGCATTTTTATTATTCAATATAAATGATAGTTTATTTTCAATATTTTTAAAAATTCCAGACGAGTCAACGGCATGACTATAATTATCTCTATACCATTGCAAAGCAAGTTGTTTAAAAGCTCCTCTTACAAGTTTACCGCCAGGATTTAAAATATTTATTACTTTACCCTCTGGAACAAATGTAATTCCTTGTCCTGCCAAGAATGCAATTGTTCTTGATGTTTGAAATCTAATTGGAAGACCGTTTTCCATTACTTGTGCTTTGTTTGCAAATATATGTTTTTTATTTACATATTTTCCAGTTTTTCCAGGCATAGTTAGTGCTCTTGGAATAGGTACTGGCCTATTAGATCTTTTAAATTCTGCACTTATAACTAAATGTCCACCTCCAGAAATCTTTGCTCTTTTCAAAGTAAACAATCTTGCGTTGGGTGAACCCACTTGATTCCATTCATAAATATGATGATATTTTTTAGGAAATATTTTTGCTTTTCTATCTACTGCAGCAACAAATTTTTTACCACTAATTGTAAATGATGCTTTTGCAATTTCTTCAAGAGTTCTGGGTTTAGTTAATTCTTGAATAGCATAATATTTACTATTAAATTCTGTAAACATATTATTTATTGATGCTTGATCAATTTTGAATTGTATCATTATTTTGTACTGGAACCCTTTGCACAATTGATTCGTAATAACTAAGTTTGCCAAATGGATCTAATACGGCATGTGAAGAAAATACTTCAAAGAATGTGTCAGGCTCATCAATTTTATCAATTTCAAAATATAATTTTTGATTGTTGTTGGAGCGTATATTTCCAATTCTCCAACGTCTACTTAATGGTTTTAAAGTTTTAATTCTAAGTTGTATTTTTTCTTGATATCCTGCTTGACCAGTGTCGAATGCTTTATTTCCACCACGGGAATAAGAATTTGGAGAACTTACTGGTTCAACTTTACATTGAATTGTTTCATTATATACCCATTGACGATTAACAAAACCTGTATTTGCATCTTGAGAATTTTGTTGAATATAAATATCAGATTTAGTATTCATAATTGATGCAACAAAAGATATTGCTGATGTAGCCATTAAATCACCACAATACGAATATTTCGATATAAATCGAGAATGTTATCTACTGCAATATTGCCTGTTCCATTGAATGCTCCGCCAGCCATACTGAAGGAAACTTCACTAAGATTGACTTTATTAAGATATTTATTTCTCCAGTTATAATCATTGGTTAACATATCACCAACCAACATCATTGAAGCAAGTTTAATATCCTCTGGAACGTATTTGTATCCAATTAAACCTTCAAATTTATATCTAGAATTATTTCTGAATCTTCCATAGAACAGTATGGCAGGATCTACTTGATTATCGTATCTAACACTCCAGCCAGGGTTATAGATCCTTACCGCCTTATTGGTAAGAGTCAATTCCATTGAAAATCCAAAAGTATTGTATACGGGATCTGTAGTATTATCTATAACTAAAATATCATTTTCCCACACTTTATCAATGCTTTGCATAACCTCAAGCAATTCAAGAGCATCTGATCCACGACCAAATTCTTCTTGAAGTCCATAGCGTAAACCAAAATCTTGATTGGTATATCCAATAATTATTGTTCTAGCTAATTTTTCTGCTTTTGTAATCTCATGTGGATCCATGTAATTTAAATCAGATGGTTGAGCTGACCATCCATGATAATCATAAATATCATCTAGACTTGCGTATGGGGTTTCTACTTTATAATAATCAATATGAGTTGTATCATAGCCATCCAAAGCAAATGACCATGTAACTTTTAATACTCTATTTAATGCAGTTTCTGTTTCTGGATCAGCAATAAGATAATAATTGCCTGTGGGATCTCCATCTCCATCTAGCCTAGGAATTGCTGTTCCGCTTGATATTTGATCTTCAGTATCAGCATCAATAACAACAAATGTAGGTGTGCTATCAGCTGGAGTTAATTTACCATCTTTAAATACACCTAGTACTATTTGCTCCCTTGCTTCACGAACAAGTGTTTGCAATTATTATCCCCCCGATTAAGAGTAGAATTCTTGTGCTTCTCTTGGAGTTGCCAGTCTAAAACCTGTTTGTGTGTCAAAAATTTTTTGTGCGTCATCTTCGGACATTGCAACAAAAGGGTGTTGCTGTGTAAAAGTATAACCCATGGCTTGATATGAATGATTCATTCTATCCATTTTTACCAATATAGTTTTTTGTGGCTTCAAGATTTCTTTCTCTTTCTTCTTATCAATTTTTAATTCTACTGTTTCAGCTCCTGCAAATTTTGCGTATGATTCATATGTAACGCCTTCTTCTGCAAGTGCTGCAATTAATTCTTTTTTTGTTTTAGCATTTTCGATATCAACACCAAAAGACTCTGCAAGACCTTTAAGTTCGTTAATCTTCATTGTGTCAAATGACATGTGACTTCCTCTCTTGTCTATTAAATTATACCAGAAAAGAGATAAGGAGGGGACTTAATCCCCTCCCTATCTGACATATACTAAATATTAGTATGTGTATGTTGAGTTACCGCCAGTCACATGTGCGCCATGTGTTGTAGAACCAAGAGTTCCACCAGCAGTACCAGCAACCTTAACGTTCTTAACGATAACATGTGCGTCATAGTTTTCAACTGCACAGCCAACACGGATGAAGAGTGTATACTCAATCGTATCCTTCTTGGGCTGGAACAGACGATAAACAACAACGTCACGCTTAATACCGATGATGAAGTTCTGTGGGAATGTCAAGTGGACATCTCCATGAAGACCAGCAGCGCCTGAATAATCTCCAGAGCGTGTCTCATCCATCAAAGGAACGTTGATAACTGGAATACCGAATGCAAACGGAGTTGTAGTACCTGGACCGCCATCATTAGCAGCTACGTCACCACGGATAACACCAGAGGCGATATCGAATGGCGTAGTAGTTGTAGAGGCTGTAAGGTTGTACAAGTAGTCTTGTACCAAGTTAGATCCTGTAAAGAATCGAAGTTGGTTACGACGTTGCTTGTACTTACGAGGCATTGCCTTAATAGCTGCGTTAAACACATTCTTATCAAGACCTGCTCCATTACCATCAACAACGTGAGCATTGTCCACTGCAAGTTTACGGAAACCCTTGAATGCTGACATTAGTCCGCTGCCTGTACCTGTACCGTTAATCAATAGATCTTCGATATCATTTCCAGCCTGTGTTGCCATCAATCTTGCAATGTGATCTTCCAAATCTGGACCTTCAATATTGTCTTCAAGAGACTCTGAAGAAAGTTCCCAGTCAAGACGAAGCTTGCGGGTTGTAAGGGAAACCTTAGAGAATGTTGCAGCTGCGTTTGTGAACTGGTCATCTGCAGCATTAACATAATCTCTTGGATTATCCTCACTAGCAACTGTCATAATTCTTGTTCCTACGGAAACACGATCAATTTCAGTTGTATTGGAGCGCATACGAATTGTACGAGCTGCCTTTGCAAGAATTGTTGCGTCCCACATATAATCAAGAAAACGATTTGCTTGATCTGGATAAAGAAGACCATTACCACTAAGAACTTCTGTATCTGCTGAAGCGTTAACACCATCAGATCCAATATTTGTTGTATCAATTACTTTTTGTAAAAGCTCATTACTCATTTTTATATTTCACCTACCTTTCAATTAGAGGTTGCGTACACCGAGGAAGTGTCCTTGCCAAATGCTTTTTTGTATTTTTGTTTCTTCTGTAGATCCAGGAAGATCTCCAGACTTCTTTACTGCAGTTGCAGATTCATAATTTCCTACACGAGTATCAAGATAATCAATCTTTCCATACATCTCAGAAATTGTCTTATTAATTGCATCATGCTTTTCTACAAGTTCATCAATAGATTTCTTCATTTCCGCTCTGGTTTCCTCTACCATACGGTAAACATCTTGAACTGTAGCAGCTTGAGTTGCATAATTCTTTTCCATAGTTTCACCAAAGAAGTTCTTGAGGTCGGATACCATCTTTGTAAAATCAAGATCGTCCGCTTCAACTTCAGAAACGGTTACGGCTTTCTCAACTGTTTCTTCTGTAACTGTCTCTTCAACTTCTACTGGAGTTACTTCATCAGCCTGAGTAGCCTCAACTACCTCATGGCTTGTTTCTTCTGCCATGTTACCTCCTTTTGTGATTTTCTTCTTTTTACCCGCTTGATCAGGGTAAAGATTAATTGTTGAGTTTGAATTGATAACATCTTTTTCTGTCTTTTCGCAATCGCATAATGTTTCTTGTTTCATGCAATCTGAACATACTTCGTTATCTGAATCATGTGTTGTAGCCTCATGAGTTGGGCCTGGCGCATCATCTTTTGTTAAATATGAATCCAACACTTTATTGATAGTATCAAACTTATCAGTATCAGAACCTTCAATCCATCCAATATTTTCCATTGAATCTCCACAGACTACGCAATCTTTATTTACATCTGAAGAACTTGAAGCAATCTGATCTTCCTTGCACCAAAAAACATTTTCTGTAACAATATCAGCAATCATACCTTTAAGAATGCTGCCTGTATCTGTTTTTTGAATAGAAAAAATATTTGCCAGGGGGTTTGCTGGCGAATCTACTAGACTCAGCTCATGCAAGTCATAATCGTGAATTACTCTACGATCTTCCCCTGACCCGTCTTCTGCTTTTTCAAACTTGGAATCTACAATATTGCCACCAATAGAGAAACCAGTTAGCGTACCATCCAAAACCTTCTCCCAAGTGTCTTGTGCGCCTTTTGAAATGTAAGCATTGACGTAAACTCCGTTATATTGTTTACCAGTTGATTTATCTAAAAACTTATCATAATTAAAAGAAACCATTTTGCCAACAGCAATTGGTTGATGCATTTCACGAATGTTTCCACGAAATCTTTCAAAAGCTTTCTTGCTTGCATCAGCAGTAACAATGTCTCCATGACGGTCAACATTATCTAGGGAGGCGAATCCAGAGACTGTTCTCTTTTCTCTATTGACCTTTGCAATTGGAAACGAAAGGTGCATAGAATGTTCGCTGTTTTGCCAATGCGCTTTTTGAATACTCATATCTAATTTAAATAATATCAACACTTAACGATAAATCAAAATAAAAGTGTGATATTATGCTTGTTTTCTTCCTTCTCCTTGTGCATTTCTTGCTGTTCCCATTTTATCTGGGGCATTAACTTGTCGCCTTTGATCTCTAGTTCTGTTACCTTGCATTCTAACTTCTGCCTGTTGTTGTGGTTTTAATTCAAGAGGCTCGTCTCCACCTTCAATTGGAGCAAGTCCTTTACGGTTGCGAACTTCATTTGGAAGAATAACCTTGTCTTTAAGATAAACATCATCAATACGACTTTGTGTTTCTTCATCAACAAGTGAGAGTTCTTCAAATCTTAATTCAAATGCATCTGTAATTTCTTTAACAAGTTTATTAACTTTATGTTCAAGAATTTCTTGCATTGGACGACATACTTGCTCTTTAAAAGTTTTATCTGCATCTTTGGCATTTGCAAGTGACACATCTGCTGGCATACCAAGTTTAGAAATAGGAACACGATGAGCTAAAAGAATACGATCTCTGTTTTCTGTAGCATAATTACGGAATGAAGAATCTTGCACACCCGCTTCAATTGGCTCCATATTAAATTCAACTCTTGACTGTTCTCCATCTGAAGGAAGTGGAATGTAAAGAGTTCTATGGTTTCTTCCTCTTAATCCAGTTTGAAAGAATTCAAGCAACTTACGCTCAGAATCGTTTGTTAACTTAGCACCCTTTACAGTAATAATGTAACGAGGGACTGCTTTGTTTTCAAAGTAATCAAGATTAAATCTTTGTGCAAATTCATCACCTGCAACAGCGTTCTTTGCAGAAAGAATGTTTGGCACACCATAATATGTATTAGTTGGTGTATATAATTTAAAATGAATAACTTCGTTTGGCTGTGGATCTGTTCCAATTTGATCTGGAGTAGTTGTATCACCAAAGTTCCTAAAGAATGTATAGCGATTGTAAACAACCTGCACAAACCCGTCTCTATGCCTTCTAATACGCATTGTAGTGGTTGGGATATGTCCAATATATCCAATAGTTCCATTGCTGGTACGTCCTACTTCAAGATACGCATTTCCAGTACACTCTAGGTCTGTTTGAATCTTTTTCATAGTATCAATAAATGAATCATCTGAATTCATTGATTCTAGATATTCACGAAGATCTATTTTAGCCTTTTCAATTCTGCTTCTTAGATTATCAAGATTTTTAGGATTGTCCATTGCTGCTTGAACCTTTTGGGTTGTTCTATAAGTTTCTTCAAAACGATAACCCAAGCCAACTACGTTAGCAACCTTTGCATTTACCGCAGCATGGTGATATGGAGAAACCTCAAAAAGTTGAGATAAATAAAGTACGTTATATGGTGGCTGAACAATTTGAAATAATGAATATCCTGTAAGATCAAGTGGATCTAATTTTTTAGATTTAGCACCATCTACACCTGTAAATGATTTTTCCATTCTATTTACTTTACGTCTAAAGTTTGCACTTAGCCCGTCAAGTTTTTGTAACTCATCCCAACTTTGTAAAAACGGGTCATCAAACTCTGTTTTTGAAGATGAGTTAATGTTAAAGTCTAAATTAGAAAATGCTCTTAAATCTCCATCAGCATCATCATCATTTACAACTGATACACTATGATCTACCATTAAACTAATCCCATCTTCTTCTTTTGTTGTAAGTCTTCTTTAATTGCTGGAGTATCCCAGATATCTGGTACTAGTCCCCACTCTAATCTTTGTTTTTGATTTTGATATTCATCATCAGTAACCTGCCTATGTCCAGAAAAGAACACGGGCTTTCCTTCTGGAATTCCATAATAATTAGCAGCATCTTTAATCTTTTTAATTTGACGAATATCCCCTCTAATTGCGGGAATACTTAAATAGTTTCCATCTTCATCGCATACAAGAGATCCATCTGCGGTTTGCCACAGATAAAGTCCATAATTAACCTCTTCAACAGGGGTGACTTTCATCTTTTTCATTAAATACCATTTCCTTGTTCGAACTACTATAAATTGTACAGCAAAATACCAAAAATACTAAATTT